TGAACAGCCGCTTCACAACCGGAGCGGTTTCTTCATTGAGAATAAGATGATGGCTATCCTCCGGGTCTTTCCTATAACCATACGGTGCCCATGCGCCGATAAACTCCCCGCGTTTCTGCTTGACTGCCAGAGCCGATGCGGATTTTCTGGAAATATCCTTGCTGTAAACCTCGTTGATCAGATTCTTCAGCGGAACCACATAGCCGTTTGCCCCCTGTTCGGCAGTCAGGGAATCGAAGTTATCGTTGATGGCAATGAAGCGTACACCGAGAAAAGGGAAGATTCGTTCCAGATAATTCCCGGTTTCCTTATAGTTTCTGCCGAAGCGTGATAAATCCTTGACACAGATGCAGTTGATTTCCCCATGCTTTACTTTTTCCATGAGAGCTTCAAACTGCGGACGCTGAAAATCCGTTCCTGTCTGACCGTTATCACACCACAGTCCGATGAAATCAAGATCGGGCTGGCTTTCAATATAGGATCGGAGGAATTGTTTCTGTCCGTCCAGTGTCTCTGAACCCGGTTTGCCGCTGTCTTCCACAGACAGTCGGACGTATCCGGCGGTTCGGTATTTTTTTGCGGTGGGTTCCGTCGGCAGTTCCGTCTTCGGAATCAGCCGGTTGACTTTTCGTTTTGGTCTTGCCATTCGCTTGCCTCCATCTGCTGTGTGAATTCGTCGTGATAGCGATAGATGATTTCCACGGTTTTGTTTTCATGAATGATGATATGGTCGATCAGTGTTACCACCGCTGCACGGTCAAGGACGGCGATATTCTGATATTTCCGGAAGGTTTCGACCCATTCGACCGAGGAACCGTGTTCGGCGAGATGCTGAAGATTCTCACGGAGCGTATCCATCTGTTTCATGGCTTCGCCGGAACGGAGACTGTATACTTGTTTCAGATTTGCGTATTCGTCCCGGTCGATAATACCTTCGTTCAGATTCTCATGCAGAGATACAATGAGCCTTTGGAGTTTTTCGTACTCCTCCATCTTTTTGTCAAGCTGACGCTGAATCCGGCAGGCTTCCGGAGTTACTGATCGTACCGTATCGGGAGCAGACAGCAATTTTTCCATATCGCAGACGGTACGGATATGCTGCTGCAATGCGGTGAGAACGATTTCTTCCATCCTGACCGCCGGCATCGAATGGGAGGTACAGGCATTTTTGTCTTTCCGGTTGGCGGCACAGACATAGTACACCAGTTTCTTCTTTCCCGACGGAACGGTTTTACGGATCATGTTGCTGCCGCAGTCGGCGCAGAAGATCATGCCGCTGAACAAAGGGACGGTTTCGCTGTGTTCACCGCGTCTTGTGTCCAGAGCGAGAATCCGCTGTACACAGTCGAAATCCTCGCGGTCGATAATCGCCTCGTGACAGTCCGGGATCACATTCCATTCGCTCTCCGGCTTGTTAATCTTTTTATGTACTTTGTAGCTGGGCGTTGTAGTTCGTCCCTGTACCAGGGTGCCGATGTATACGGGATTTTTCAGGAGATGGATCACCGACGATGCAGACCACAGTGCCTGCGGATTTACCTTAAAGCTGGTGGGGGCTTTGATTCCCAGAGAACGTTTGTATTCCAGCGGAGAAAGAATTCCGTTTTCGTTCAGACGGTTCGCAATATCCGCCGGACTGTATCCTTCAATTTTCCATCGGAACATTTTCCGGACGACATCGGCGGCATATTCATCCACGACCAGCTTGTTCTTGTCAGCGGCATCTTTAAAATACCCGTAGGCGGCAAAGGCACCGATGAACTGTCCGTTCTTTCGCTTGATTTCCAGCTGAGTCCGGATTTTTACGGAAATGTCCCGGCAGTAGGATTCGTTGATGAGATTTTTGAAGGGAATCATCAGATTGTCGGTTGAGCTTTTCGGATGAAGACTGTCGTAATTATCGTTGACTGCAATGAAGCGGACACCGAGGAAGGGAAATATCTTTTCAATATATTCCCCGGCATCCAGATAATTTCGACCGAAACGGGAGAGGTCCTTGCAGATGATGCAGTCGGTGCGGCCCGCTTTCACATCTTCGATCATCTTCTGAAAATCAGGACGCTCGAAACTCGATCCCGACCAGCCGTCATCGACCCGAATCTGATACTCCCGGATGTCGGGATGATCGCGCAGATAATCCCTCAGCAGAGCGCGCTGTCCGGCAATGCTGCCCGATTCCTCATTATCCCCGTCCTCCCGGGACAGCCGGAGATAAAGAGTGGCATTCCATATTTTCTGCTGTACGGCTTCCATAGAGCCATCTCCTTTCTGTTTAACAAAATATGCGGAAGTTTTTTTATCCGTCATCATTGTATCGGACTGTCCCGTTTCCATCAAGGATGTCGATTTTACGGATTCATCTGTTTGGATTGCAGGAGATGTGCGATCTTATCCTGCAAGGTGACATCGGTTTCTGCAAAGCGCACGATCACGGTATAGTCTTTGTATTTGAATGTTCTTCCGTCTCCTCCTGTCTGACGCAGGTAATCCCGTATGCGTTCTTCTTTTGGCAGATCGGTGTTGACATGAATGTCGCGGATGTCGGTGAGGGTGGTGTGTTCGTCGTTCATGAGGTGCCTCCAAATTGTTTTGTTTCAATTCTATGTCGGAATATTCGGTTCCATGAATCAAAGTCAAACTCACAACAATAGGCAGGGGATCGTTCAGACCACCTGCCCATGACTTCTGAGTTTGACGGTCAGCGTTTTTTGGAACGCTTTTTCCGCAGCCGCTGTTCACGGCGTTTCCGGATGCGTTCTTTTTCACGCTGATGCCGGTTCAGTCCGGCTTCATCACGCTCGATTTTCTGCAGGGCATTGTATGCCGTCAGGTCGAGGCAGCCGGAACTGTTGTATTTATCTCGTTTTGCCATTTTGTTTTCCTTTATGTTTTACTTTTATTCTTCACCGGACTGCATACGCACTCGCTTTACACCTGTACTTAACTTGTACAGCCTCTCACCCTATTGCCTGCGACGGTTGTTAACATGGAACTTGTTCCATAGACGCTCGGGCTGTAGCTGGTGGGGAGTTTTCTTTTCCATTTGCTTCGCTCGTTTCGTCCATGCGAAAGTCATGGCAACAGCAGAACGGGAATTGTTATCCGGATCGGGTATGTAATTTTCAAGGAGCCTGCACATCGGACGGGGTTAAACTGTTACCGTCATGATGCGGAGAAAGGGTATACTTTTGCCTTTCACTATATAGCCGACGAGAAAGGCAGAAAATCAGGACATTCTCAAAATTTTCTCAAAAAATTTTTAATGCGTGCGTATTTTTCATTCACGGTCTGGGGCTTTACCTTCAGAATCTCTGCTGCTTCTTTTTGGGTATATCCTTCCATTGCAATCATCGTCAGAAGATTCAGGTCGTCCTTTTTGAGTTGCTTGACTGCTTTCGCAAGTTTCGGATTATCAAGGGTTTCTACCCACGCATATCTTCCCGAAAAATCTTCTTCCGAAAAGGTATCATAGAGGGGGATGTCGGAAAACTCTGCCCGATGTTCTTCTTCGCGTCGTTCAGACAGAAAAATCTTCCGTTCCAATTTATACATCTCGTGTATGCTGTCCTCGCTCATACCGGCTTCACGATATTCGGCAGACATCTTTTCCCACATAGCGAGAAATTCTATTTCAGCTTTGGCATGATTGTATGCCATTTAATGTATCCTCCGTTATTTTGAAATTTGGTTTAGGTCAAATTTCAAAAGCGGAGGACTGCGGCATCGGAATACAATCCTGCCGGTAAAACAAAAAGAGCGGCAGCTTTCACAATTTCCTGCAAAAGCTGCCGCTCCGGGCGATCTGTTCGGGGACTGCATGGGATCCTCCATGTTGGATTGAACGGACAATTTTCTTTTGCCGGTTCAGTCTACATTTCGGACCTGTAAGAATCCTTGCGGGGGACCTATAGAACCCCTAACAAGGCGGAATTCATCTGTAAAGAATCTATCATAAACGAAAATGACCTGTAAAACACCTGAAACAGCGGTATTTACAGAAATGTTCCACTTGCGGTTTGTAAAAACCTTGATGTTTTCGCATATTTATGGTATACTGTATTGCGTAATCGTACGGAAAAGGAGATGCCGCACATGGAACTGAAAAAACTGCCGGTTGGACTTGAATTTTTCCAGACCATCCGGGAACAGAATTATTATTATGTCGATAAGACCTGTCTGATAAAGGACCTTCTGCAGTACGGCGGATATGTGAATCTTTTCACCAGACCGAGACGTTTCGGGAAAACGCTGAACATGGATATGCTGCGGTGTTTCTTTGAATTCGGATGTGAACCGGAGCTGTTTGACGGTCTGGCGATTGCAGAGGAAAAAGAACTCTGTGAGAAGCACAGGGGCAAGTATCCGGTGATTTATATTTCACTGAAAAGTGTCAGCGGTTTGGATTTTCAGCAGGCAAAAGAGGTTCTTCGGTTATTGCTTACAAAAGAAGCACAGCGGCATAATTATTTAAGTCAGAGCGAAAAGCTGACTGAGGAAGAAAAAAGAAGTTATGCCGATTTGGCTTCCGGA